TCCCAAGGCATCGGCCAGAACTTACGCTCATCCGTCATCCTGTCCTTCTTCGCCACGAAGAGATTGATAATCCTGATGCACAGGCCTCTCACAAGATTGCCGGTATGCTGCCGTCCCGCCTCCGCTTCCTTACGGAAGGCGTCCATCGCCTCAAAGAACTCTCCTACTCTCATATCGTAGAAGTCATCCCGGGATATGTGGAGGAGTCCGAAGGCCCATCCCCGGACCTGTCCGATGGTCGGATAGGTGACCTCTACTGGGCCTCTTCTTTTTTTGACTCCTCCTCGGGGAGGGCAGGAGCAGCCTGCGAGAGATAAACGTGCACGAAGTCCTCTATCACCTTCACAGCCTCCGCAGGGCGGAGATCGTCCAGGATAGCCTCGGTTACCTTCGTGTCACGCCCCTCAAGGCGCTCACCCTCATTGATGCAGGCCGCCATCAGTCCTCCGATCGTCGAAGGAGAGAGGCTGACCACATCAGCGACCGCGTCAAGGGAATCGCGTCCGATGGACTTGAGATAGCCCGTGATGGCACGCCAGTTTGCCTCGACCCGGAATTGTCGGTCTCTGATTGTAATGAAATCCATACTATGTAACTATTGTAAGGTTATGGCTACGAAGCTGGAGGCTGTAGGTGCTGTCCTCATCAGGGTCAGCCGGTGTGCTCTCCGTGTAGCCGGAAACGATGGCGGTGCCGGAGTAATTGGCCCCGTTGCCGCGCTCATAGATAATCGAGAATGAAGCGTTGCCGAGGGCCAGCGCCATAATGGCGTCGTTGTTCAGTCTCGTTGCGGTGGTGTCGGTCACGTCGAAGAGACCGCTGACGGTGAAGTTGAAGGTGTGCGAAGTCACCCTCTTGCTCTTGACACCGGCATCGTCCTTCGTCGTGGACTCCTTGGTTGCAGTGTCCACGGAGAGCTCGTCGGAAGTGACGCCGACGAAAGTCTTGCCGCTCGTTGTAAGGTATACGTTGAATCCTCCTTGTCTTGCCATAGCTCAATCGTATTAAGCAGCCTCGAGGTCCTCGCACTCTATAGTCAGGCTATAGGTGGGATCTTCCTCCGGATCTGCGGGATTTGACTCTGTATAACCGGTGATGATGCCGGTGCCCTCGTAGGCAGCGCCGCTGCCACGGACGTAGTTGATGTCCACCACGGCACTGTCGCCGGTGAGGCAAGCCAGCGCGAGGATGTCATCGTTGTCGAGTACGGTGGTAGATCCACCGGTCATATCGATAAGGCCTGAGATGCTGATGGTGGTAGTGTGTCCGACGATGGACTCCTGCTTCACCCCATTGTTCTCCTTGACGATCGATTCCTTCGTCACGGGAGAGATGGACACCTCGTCAGAAGTGACACCGATGAGGAATTTGCTCTCGACCTTGATGCGGATGTTATAACCTTCTGTCATATTTCGTTACTTCTAAATTGGGTTATTCTATACTGGTAGCCTACCGACCAGGTATCGTTCAGGCATTCCTTTTTCAGCTGGTAAAGCTGCCGGACGGTATAAGTCCCGGAAGAGAAGTTCGAGAGGATTAGGGTGTCGATACTGTCGGCCATCGTCTGCGCCTGGACATAATCCTTGGAATAGGCCTGCACCGTGATGTCCCCTACTATCTTGTAGACTCCATCCTTATCGTAGGACGGGGTGTAGTCAGCCTGATATACGGCATAGGGATACTCCTCGCACTCCGCCTCAGAGAGGTAGAGAGTGATGGGATCCTGGAGCCCGTTGCAGAGCGTGACCAATGTGGCGCCGATATTCTCTCTCATTACTTCAGCAGTTGGTCTTCGCGGCGCTTGAGCGCAGCAAAGAAATTATTGATCAAAGACGTGTCCCATCCTTCCATCGCCCGGTCAAAGAAGTTTTCGTGCCCCTGACCTTCGTTGTTCCGGCGTCTGGGAGTCGCTTTCTTGATAGGATCGGTGAACGTATGCGACGGGTCACGATGTTTCAGCGTTCCGTAGTTCTTCCAGTACATCTTCCTCCATTTCGACGTCTCCGGTGCGTTCTTCTCGACGAAGGCACCAAGAAGGATGGCAGCGCAGCCGTTGGGCCTTTTCTGCCCCCTTATGAGCCTCGCCTTGATAAGACTGCGGAAATCCGAAGGCATTTTAGACCGCACCGACCGAGTCACAGGACGCGCAGCTTCCCGAAGAGAGTCTTCCGTCATCTTCAGGGCGTTGGCAGGCATCCTGTCAAAAGCCTTGATGCAATCGTCAAGTCCTTCTATTCTCACAGACATTCTCATCAGTCGATAGATTGAAGGGAAAGAGTACAAAGAGGTGATACACGGGAGATCTGGTCAATGGACAGGATCTCATAGGTCTTGCCCTCGATGGCCACCCGCCACCTCGTGTTCATCGCGGAGACCTTGTAGATGGTCAGGGCGACATTGTCCCTGCCGTCGAAGTTCTCGTATGCGAGTGAGTCCGTGGTGTCGCGGTCCACCTTGGCGAAGACGTCCGAGTGCTCGGTGTAGGTTGACTTCTTCTCGCCCTCACTGCCAAGCGTGGCGGTGGGAGCGAGCAGAGTCACGAGAGTGTCGAGCTCTCCTATGTTAATCCTGTTCTCCATTGTCGAGTCCCCAGCTGCGATAAGGACGAAGCAGGTTCCTCGACGCCTTGGCGAGCGTCTCGACGCTGTCCGTCGGGTTGTTGAACAAAGTCGCGGCGTGCATAAAGACCGCAGCCTTCATATCATAGGGGATATGGTCATAACCGGCCACATAGGTGACGGTCATACGCTCCCCGCTGACACTCGAGCCGACAGTCAGGACACGGCCTGCTACGCTGAAATCGGTAACCGCAGCGCCGTCCACCTCAAGGCCCGCGACCGATACGACCGGGGTCTTGAGATTGAACGTGCTTGCGAAATCACACTCAGTGACGAACTGCGACTGGAGGATGATGTGCCCGATGTGATGCTCCGCACTCTGCACCGCGGCCATCAGCTTCTCACGGAGATCTGCATCCAGGTCGTGGGAGGTCATACGGATGTGACGCTTGAATCCTTCAAGCAAGTCATTGGCATTGTAGGTAACGGGGATCCTCTCAGTCATAGCGTGTCAATTTAGGCGGATGTGGTGATACCGATGAGCTTGCAGAAAGCAGCAGGATGACGGACGAGGACGTCGTGGTAGGCCATCGCGCTGATTTCGAGCACACCCTCTGCCTTGGCGGTGTAAGGGTCGATGATGAACTGGAGACCGCCCCAGCCACCGACGAGGACCTCAGACCAAGGGCCGAAGAGGGCGCTTGAGCAGACACCTGAGGACGATCCGACGGTAGCGTTGGAAGGAATGGCGTTGGTCATAAAGAACGGATAACCGTTGACCTTGCCTTCATTCATCAGGTAGTAAGGATACCCCGCGATCTGGGGAATGGTTTTGAGGTCACCCTGCACCTTGGCGTTGGACACGTAAGCGAGAGTGTCGTTGAGAAGGCCGTTGTCGATGCCGACCTCGGTCTCCATCTGGACGAGCTTCGTATAGGTGGCAGCGCCGCCGGCGCTGGAGGTGTTGGCGTAGATGCTGTTGATGCCGCTGGCATTCAGGACACCTGTAGGCTGGCCACTTGAGCCGGATCCGGCGAAGATGGCGGAGTCAAGGGCGACGGCGTGAGCCTTGACCATATCCTCCATAATGAGGCGGTCAACGTCCTTGGTGCTCTGATGCAGGAGGTCGTAGGTGACACCCTGGAGGAGCTGGAGGCGCTTCGGGCTCAGGACGGCCTTGGTGTAGGCGGGTTTCTCCTTGGAGGCGGTGCCTTCCTCGGCTACCCAGGAGAAGTCGGCGCCACCGGTGACGATAGCGACCTGGCCCTGGAGGCCGTCGAGATAACGGACACCGAGCTTCTGGCCCAGCATCGCGTTGCGGAGCTTGCCGTCATAGGAGAGGGAGACCTGCTCTATGAATGCCTGACCGTAGCCGGACTCGCTGGCGTTGGTGTAGTAATAACGCTTGAGATAGGACGAGGGGAGGAACACGCCTTCGGCGCTGGTCTTGACCCCTTCCTGGAACTCACGCTTGCCCTCCTGGGACATCTCGGCCTCGATACCGTCCATATTGCCGGCTGCGGCCTGACGGAAGAATTTCGAGATGGAGAAGCGGCGCATATCGGCCTCCTCCTTAGGGGAGATGGCGCGCTGGTTTGCGAGGGCGCGCTGTGCGGCCTCGCTGACGGATGCCTCGTTGAACTCGTTGGTGAGGGCATCGGTCTCTGCTGCCAAGGTCTTACGCTGCGCGACATCCTGGCAGGCTTCGAGCTCGCGAAGTTTGGCGTCGAGCTCGGCAGAAATTTCGTTGGAATTTCTCATTGGTTAGTTGTTTTTTGCCAATTGGGCGCGGGCCCTGGCGATTGATACTATATACTCGGAATCGTCTTCGGGAGCACGAGTCTCCTTCGGATCTGTTTCGATTTTCTTTTCTTCTACATCCCACGTCGCCTGCTCCATCTCGATGGAACGGCGCAGGGCATTGGCGTTGCTCGGGATGTTCACGATGGACACTTCCAGCAGCTCCTGCCCTGCGTAGTAGTAGACGTCGGGGTTTTCCCCTCTCTCCTCGTCACCCTTATGGCCTTTGGCTGTCGGAACAAATCCGACAGACACCGCGTTGAGGGTGCCGAACTGGACCTTGCGGAATATCTTGTCAGCGCGCTCGTTGAGCTCCTTCGGCTCGAAGGTGATGCGGACAACCAGCTTGTCATCCTCGACGAAAGCCTCGCCCTTGCCGATGATGTCATCGGGATCTGCGGACTTCGTCCAGGACTCGCCATATACGTCGTGCATATAACCGACTACGCCGTTCTTCTCATAGCGCCTGAGATCCCACTTGTCAACCGGGAGAATGGTGCCGTAGGAGTCCACGCTGTTGTCGCTGGCGACGAACTCGACGGTCCGGCTCTCCGAGTCAACCTTGCGGATCTGCGGAGTTTCCTGCCACCGCCTGATAATTCTCTCTTCTGCCATAATAGTGTAAGGTTTACGAAGCCGCAGTAGTCACGTCGATGGCGGTGCCGTACTGGTACTCGCCGTTGAACTTGACATAGAGCTTGATATTGTACTTCGTGGATGCCGTCAACGAGGTCAGGGTCTCGTCGATGGTCTGCGACGTGGACGCCTGATGCGTCCAAGCTGTCGCGCTGTCCTTCTTGTACGCCACCCCCCAGGTGCCGTCCTTGTAGAAGGTAACAGAGCCGGTGACCACTATGCTGTTCTTGGTCACGGTGCCCTTCACCGGGGTCCCGACTACGGCGATGTTGTTTCTAAACAGTCTCATCATCGTTGCTATTGTTTTGGTCGGAGTCTTCCCCGACGGTTGTATAATTCAGTGGAATGCGGGGCTCGTCGAGACCCGGCAGACGCCTCAGGCCTTCCAGTTCGCGCGCCTCGTTTGGTGTCATCCATCCGCTGTTGATGCCCTTCTCGTAGAAGCCCGCACGGGCGGTGGCGTCGCCTCTCATCAGACCGTTGAGGTCGAACTTGATGTGGTACTTCCCGCGCTCTGAGGTAAAGAAGAGCTTGCTCTCCAGCTGCTTCTCGATGCGCTTGCAGATCGGGCGCAGCGAATAGGATCCAAAGAAGATGTTCTGCTGCTCAATATTGGAGAAGGTGGCGTGGGAGAGCTCCGCCAGCATATGGGGAGGGATGGAGAAGATCCTGGCGATGTCGTTAATGCTGAACACCTTTGACTGGAGCAGCTGCGACGCCTCCGGGGAGAGGTTGATGGGCTTGTACTTGATCCCGTATTCAAGTAGGGGCGTCTCGAAGTTACCGGAGACGGATTTGTAATGCGCCATAAAGCGGGCGTAGTCGTCATCTCCGAGGCTCTGTTCCGTCTCCATCACGCCCTTGATGGCCCCGCCGGTCCGGAAGAAGTCCGAGGTGAACTTCTGGGCGGCTATGCCCTCACCGATAGAAGCGGCGTTGTAGGAGATCGGATCTATTCCGATGATGCCGTTGAGGGTAAAGAGCATAAAGTGAATCATCTCGTGTTCGAGATATGTGCCGTCGAGGAATGCGAAGTCCGGATTGTTGGACCTGACCACATAGGACTTCTGGCCCTCGTTGAAGCAGATCTCCACCCAGTCGGGATTCACCTGATGCAACTCTACCGGGCGCCCCCTCTTGACCTTGATGACGGCGAAGGCGTTGCCCTTGCCAAGCAATGCCTGGATCATCGAAAACCAGAAGGTGAATGAGTCCGTATAGGGGTTGGGGTTGCCTGCCATCAGGGCATAGGCGGGATGGGCCTTTGCAGGGAGATAGCCTCCGTCCTCGGTCTTCATCATCACCTCCTTGGGGAGGCCTGCGACGTTCTCCGAGAGGAGCTTGATGGCGGAATAGACCGCCGTAAAGCGGAGGGCGGTGTCCGAGTTGACTACGACCCCGGCATCTATGCCGTTGCTGTAGACACCGGCATAACTGCTGAATTGACCCACGGGACCGAGGAGCCAACTGCGCAGACGTGCCTTAAATCCTTTATTATTAGATACTTTAGCCATTCTGCACAATTATAGCTTTTTCTACGAAAAAGATGCAGGACAGATGTCCAGTGTAGCGTATCCATTGGACAGAAAAGGCGTATCATTTGGAATAACGGCGGTCACGCGCCTTGCGGAAGGCGTCAAAGCTCTTCCAGCGGTCACATCCGAAGACAGACCGGAACTCATCATTCAGCGACTCATAGACATCCTCCTGGGTGACGGAAGGATCCTCCGCGCGCATCTCCCTGAGACGGCGCCAGAACTCCGTGATGAAACCCTCGTCACTGACGAGCCGGTGAATGAAGAGAGAGGTCATAGCCTGATGGTGCGGAGAGTATGGTCGGAATAGATCTGCTTCTGCCCGGCGGTCTTCGTGAGGTAGCCGCCGATGGCATCGACAAGAGCCACCACGCCGTCGATCTTGTTGCGGCTGCGCGACTTGTCCAATTTGATGTTGGCGTTGGGATCCCGATACACCACAACGTTCCGGAACATCCACCGGATGACGGGATTGCCGAGGAAGTTGAGCTCGTGACGGGACACCCTCGCCTCCAGGTCCTTCGTCGGGACGGACATATACCTGATGCTCTGCTGGTACTCCATCAGGCACGGCTGGTATTTGCCGAACCGTGTTTTGAGATCCCACATTCCCCACGGGTCGAAGGCGATGCACTTGACGTTATACTTGCCCATCTCGTTGAAGATCTGCGTGAGATACCACTCCTCGTCCAACACCTTGCCGGGCGAGACGGTCACCCATCCCTGCTCATTCCACAGGCGGTAATCCACCACGTCCCCTTCGAGTCCTCTCTCCTGGATCTTCGCCTCCGGAAGGGTGAACAGGAACTTCACCACGTTGAAGCGAGGGAAGAACAGGGCCGTGGCAGTGAGGTCCGTCTTGGATGCGAGGTCGATGCCGACATAGCATTCCGCACCGGCCAGCTGCGACTCGTCGAAAGGAGCATAGTTGGCCTCCACGTCCTCATCCATTATCCACACCTCCGGTGCATCGACCCACATATTGAGGTTCTTCGTCTGGAAGGCCACGAGGTAGGTGCCGCCACGGAGCTTGGCCTCCTCACACTCGCTGCGCATATAGTCGAGGCTGAGGGACACCCCGAGGTTGGGATTGACCTTCGCCCAAGTCTCCGGATCGTCCCAGCGGTCCCCCTCGTCCGGGCAGAAGAGCAGCAGGAAATGGTTGTCCTTCTCCTTGACTCCGAGAAGGATGTCCTTGTAGACCTCGACATCTGAGAAATAGGGGTAGGAGGTATCCACCCCGGCGGTGGAGATGGACAGCAGCATCGGCTGGGTACGCGCTCCCATACCGGTCTTGATGATGTCATATATCTCCGTCGATGGCCAGGCGTGACGCTCGTCGCAGACGGCGGCGGAGATGTTGAGACCGTCCTTGTTCTTCGTATCCTTACTGAGTGGCTTGAACACCCCGGCGTTCTTCGTGGACTTCATTCCCCACTGGTAAGGGCGAGTGTCCACGGAGAATATGGACCGGCGGATGAGCTCCGCGGAGGCGTCGTAGCACAGACGGGCCTGCGCCTGGTCCACGGCTGCGGTGTAGACCTCCGGGCCGGCTTCCCCATCCTTGAGGAGGAAGTAGGCGGCGAAGATGGCGGCAAGGAAGGTCTTGCCATTCTTCCTGGGCACGTAGATGTCGGCATAGGTGTACTTGCGGAGACCGGTCTCGCTCCTCTTGAGGCCTATGATGTTGGCCATCACGAAGAGCTGCCAGTCCTCCGGCTCGAAGCGCTTCCCGGCAGCGGGGCCCTTGTAGTGCTTGAACTCCCGGGCGAAGCGCACGAAACGGTTGAAGGCCTTCTCGTCGAAGTAGAGATCGTCCCTCTCAAGGTCGGTCTCCCACCTCTCGATAGCCTTCATCACCATCAGGCACGTCGGGATCTCCCCGCTCTTGGAACGGGTGCACCACGACTGGACCCTTTCGAGGTTAGTCATCCTGCTCGTCCCATTCATCAGATGCGCTCTTAGGTGTGCCCTCTACGTCACGCAGTCTTTTGCGTCCGGTAGGCGTGAGGCCCAGGCGGATGGCGGTGTCCTCCATCGCCTTCTGGGCGACCTGGAGGATTTCTACCGCAGGATTCTTCTTTACCTTGGTCCCACGGTAGTTGTCATCCTCGTCGATAAGGATGCCCCGCTTCTCTATCTCCTTTGAGGCCTCACGGGATAGTATAACGTTACGCGAATAGGACGCAATGATGCTGACGTCCGTTGGGCGGAACAGATCACGGCCCTCGAGCTCGTCCACGACGTGCCGGAAGATCCGTCGTTGCGAGTCCGACAGCGACCGATAGTCTCCGCTACCATAAACCTTTTTCTTGTCCTCAGTTGTCATTTTTATTTTAGTTCTAAAATCACTTTTCGTGCGAT